CAGTGACGAAGACTTCGACACTGGTGTTGCTGCTGTTGATCAGATAGAAGTAGACTTCTCCAACGCAGTTACTGTCAACTTTGCAGCAGGTGGTAGTGGCGACTTTACAGTTGGTGAGATCGTTGCAGGTGGCACATCTAATGTCACAGCAGAGGTCAAGTCTTGGGATTCAACAACCAGACAACTACAGGTCTTCAACAGATCAGGTATATTTACGATCCCCGAAACTGTTACTGGCCAGACATCAAGTGCTGCTTGGACAACTGCATCCTACAATACAATAAATAATGTGAATAGTGAATTCGATCAGAATTTTGCCTTAGAGACTACTGCTGATGGAGTCATAGACTTCACTGAAAGCAATCCATTCGGTGAATTCGGTAACAAAGGGACTACAATCTAATGTTAGGCACATACTCATATCACGAAATTTTTAAGAAGACAGTTGTCGGTTTCGGCACACTGTTTAATAACATCGAGCTTAGACGCACGTCTGGATCTAAGACTGAGGTCATGAAAGTGCCTCTTGCTTATGGTCCTAAGCAAAAGTTTCTTGCACGTCTCGCACAACTAGGAGATCTGACTTCTAAAGATAGGACACAGATTACACTCCCTAGAATATCATTCGAGATACAAGCAATAGCATACGATCCTACAAGAAAATTATCACCTACCTCATACATAAGACATACAACAGGAGATAAAACCAACAAAGGTTTTATGCCAATCCCATATAATGTTAACTTTGAATTGGCAATCCTATCTAAGAATCAAGATGATGCCTTGCAGATTCTTGAGCAAATTCTTCCACACTTCCAACCTAGTTTCAATATCACAATGAATCTAGTTGCTGAGCTGGGAGAAAAAAGAGATTATCCAGTCACACTGTTGAGCGTGGACTATGATGATCAATATGAAGGTGACTATGACACACGTCGCACACTGATATATACGTTACAGTTTGTCGCAAAGACTTACTTGTACGGACCTGTTACTGATAAAACAGGTGAGCTTATCACCAAGACGATTGTTGATTATGCAACCGATAGTAAGGTTACCGCTCCTAGAGAGGTGCGTTACACAGTTACACCTGATCCGCTTGACGCAGATCCAGATGATAACTTCGGATTCAATGAGATTTATAGTGAGTTTACAGATGCAAAATCAAGAAACCCAACCACAGGAAACGACGAGTAAGTTTGATGGAATCTCTGATGCCATGGACATCGAGACAAAAATCATACCTACTGAGAAACCTGATGTAGAAAAGGTAGAGGAGATTGTAACCTCAACTAAAGCACAGCTCAAAAAAGATTATGAATATACTCGTGGAAATCTCTATTCTCTGATTGAGAAAGGACAAGAGGCAGTAGACGGTATCCTTGAGTTAGCACAGGAATCTGACCAACCTCGTGCGTTTGAAGTAGCAGGTCAACTTATCAAACACGTCGGTGATGTTGCTGACAAGTTGGTAGATCTACAAAAGAAAGTTGCAGATATAGAAGCACCCAAGAAGAAGGAAGTGAATACCACAAACAACACTATGTTTGTAGGTAGCACTGCTGACCTGGCAAAGTTTCTAAAGCAGCAACGAGATAAATAGAAAGTATAGGAGAATCTTTTACCCATGTCAGTATTAAATGTAATTGACACCCAAACAGTGACAGGAAGTGGCACCAGCTACGTCGTCGTAAAGTCTGGTGTCTTGAGATGTCTTGCAACATCTGCCTCTTCGATTCAAATCGATGAAGGTCCTGCTATTACTTTGGTTGCCAATGAAGCATTGTTAATTTCATGTGGTAAAGCAAAGAGTGCTAAGATTGCAGCAGCAACAGACGCTGCAACTATGGTAGTCACTGCCGAGGGATACTCTGGTGGTGGTCGTCACACATTCAGCGTCGGTGATTATATCGAGACTGTGGATGGTGGTGACACAGACGGATTTACTTCTGACTTTGAAACTGCAGCATCTGCAGGAAAGAAAGTCACAGCAGTAACAGCATCCACTATTACTACTAACTATGACTCATCAGCAGCAGGTGCAGACTATGCACTTAGTGCAGCAGATGCCACAGCTGGCACTGTGCCACTTATCAAAAGAGCAGTTAAACTCACAGCAGGAAGTGCCAACGTTATCGTTGAGCAAGTCCAGATTGTTGGAGGCTAACTCATGCCCGCCGTCTCCAAAAAACAACAAAGATTCTTCGGGATGGTTAGACAAGCTCAAAAAACGGGTGAAGCAGCCTCACCTGAGGTTGCCGAAGTTGCTGCCACCGCAAAGCGTTCCAGCGTAAAGAAATTTGCGTCTACTAAACACAAGGGTTTACCTGAGAAAAAAATGAAAAAGGAAGACTACAAGTATCCTCTATATGCACCTTACACTAAGGTGGATGAATTTCATGCTAACAAAAAACCTTTGGATGAAGAGGGGTATGATCACTGGCGTGACAAGCAACTAGAGCGTGGCACTTGGAGATCTGCAAGTAGTAACAAACCTAGATCTGGTGGGACTCAACCAAAACCCATGCCAAAAAAAGATGGTAAAGACTCTGCACTTGAAAAAGTAAAAGCAGACATTACAAAAAAATATGGAAAGGGTGCCATTATGGACGTTAGTAAAAAAACTAAGAAAGAAGAAGTAGAGCTAGGTGAAGCAAAGGTAGATCTAAAAACACCTGAGTATAAGAGAGCTACAGTTAGAGACAAAAGATATGGTAACCCACATGGATCTCTTGAATTAGGTGGTGGTATCAGAAAAGATAGAAGAGCAGATCACGAAGCAAAACGTGGTGTAAAAAGTAAAGGCAGACCTAAGAATCCACAGACTGTTGATGAGGCAACACCAAGACAGAGAAGAAGTCCTGGTCTACAACTCAATGGTATGTCATTGATTGAAAAACTTAGAATGTCTCGTAAGGAATACGCTAAGATTCATAAAGACTTTAAGAGTGATGATCCTAAGAAACCTAGGACTACAAAGTATGTGCCAGGTAAGGGCACAGTCTCTATGCCAGTAGAATTGACTGACGAGTTGCATCCTAATATTAAGAAGATTGATGCAATGTCTAAGGCAAAGGTTGCTGCACAAGCTGCTGCTAACAAGAAGAGAGATGCAGACAGAGCAAAATCTGCTGCTGACTTCCAAGCACATAAAAAATCCGAGTTGGCAAAAGGCAAGAAACCTCATGAGGCACTTGACTCTTGGCAGAAAAAGAAGATGAAGAAGGAAGAAGTTGAAGTAGAAGAAGGTTACAAAGGAAAGCATGGTCAGACTGATAAACAGTATGCTGACTCACGCTCTCAAGGTGGTAAGATGATCTCTGGCGACTCTAAGATGAGTGGTGCTGAATACACCCATGGTCGTAGAGTCAAGGCAATGAACCCTGGTATGCAACCTGATGTAGGTGGCAAGACCAAACCTAAGTCTCAAGGTAAAATGGACAAAGGCACCAGAGCAGATCTTGAGTATCGTAAAGCAAACTTGAAAGGTAAGTGATGTTAAGTTTTAAAGAACTGCAAGAGAAGAAGTCCAAAGTCCTCATCAATCCCAAGAAATCGGATATGCTTGAGGGCAAAGGAATCAATCATGGTGAAGACTGTGATTGTAAAAAATGCGAAGCAAAGCGCAAAGGTGAGGAAGTTTCTGACGGTCCTGATATCAGCACCGAGGAGACAAACCCCCTAAATAAAACACTTACAAACAACAATGCTTATGACAGTCAAGAAGAAGTTTCAGAAGAAAGCAATCAAGAAGAGCGCGATCACGAAACTTCCCTTATACGATTTGGCGAGTTCAGCGAGGCAACAAGATTAAAGAAAGAGAAGGGTTACGACAAGGGTGGCACTAAGAAACCTACAGGACCCAAACAAAAAGATTCTGCATTAGACTTTGTAAGAGCATCTATTACCAAACAGTATGGTAAGGGTGCACTTATGAGAAGTGGCAGCAACCAGAAACCTAAGGTGAAGGGTGCTAAGTCTACTGCAGGAACTGGTAAGTATAAAAAGATGGCAGATCAAAAGAAACAAGATGCTGCTGATGCTAAGAAACGAGGTTTCAAGGACACTAGTTCCTATAAAGAAACCATGGCACGTTACGGTGGCAAGAAAAACTATGACAGTGGAAGGGGTCTAGGAACTTGAACTGCCCCGAAGGACAATATTATTGCTTCGACGACAAGAAGTGTAAACCCATACCGAAAGGTATGAAAGTAGGAAAGGATGGTATGCTCATGAAAGAAGAACTAGCACATCTAAAAAAAGAAAGAGAATATAAAGAACGAGATAACCGTATGAAGTACGGTAAGTCATACAAGGAGGTCATGGCAAAGATGAAAGACCAGAAAGAAAAACTATACAAAGACACTAAAACTAAAGGAGTCAGATTCTACGACAGTAAAGGTTCTGGTTACATGAAGGGCGGTAAGAAGAAGTACGACTAAGAGCCTATATATTGTAGTTCCCTATAATAATGAACAATGTTAGGATTTTTACTCCCTCTTGCCTATAAGGTAATCGATTCAGCAATCGCAAAGATTCCTGATGATGAAGAACTTGGTGAAAAACTCATCGAGATCTGTCTTTTGATCGTTGGTAAAGCAGTTAAGTTGACTAAGACTGATGCTGATGACAAATTATTCGAGAAAGTCAAAGAGGCACTTGTTGCCAGAGATTAATACTCGCATAAATAAAGAATAGAAAGTATTTCACACTGGAGAAACAATGTCTTTATACGGAAGAGTTGACTCCACTGCTAACCAGACCGCTGTCGGTCGTACCATTGGTAACAGCGGTGGGTCAGTTACAAAAACTATCGTCTTTGTTGACGAGACTGAGTGCGGTCTTGCTGCGAACATCGGTCGTGGTTTGACTTCACCTGGTTGGTGGGCATATCACACCTACACTGATGTGTCTGGTGCAACTCGCCATAGAGCAGAGCATTTAATGTTCTTAACTAACCCAGAAGCGAACGCTGATGAGACACTGAGTGATGACACAATCGCAGCAGACGCAGCGAACACTATCACCTTGTCTACAAACAACACTGATAAGACAACTTCTAGTGGCGCAGCAACCTTCTTGGTCGCAGCATCTGTAACCAACAGTGGTACAGCAACCTTCCAATGGCAGAAGAGACTTACCTCTACTGGTAGATTCTCTAACGTGTCTGGTGCAACTAGCACATCTCTTGCACTTACAGGACAGACTGCAGCAAATGATGGTAACCAGTACAGAGTTAAAGTTAACTCCAACAATGGTGCTCCAGAAGTTATCTCCGCAGTAGCAACCTTAACATTCGGCAGTTAATTAGTCTATGAAATTTGACGAACTGAATGAGTCTAACTACATTCTGTTCGCCATCAAACATTATGAAAACCCTCATTGTGTTACAAGAGAGGATTTCGATGAAGATATAAAGCGTTTCAAATACTTGAAACGTTTGCTGAAAAGATACTTGAGAGGGGGTCCTTTAAGGATCCCTCTTATCTTGAATCACCTCATCATACTTTATAATGTGTTTGGCGAAGCAGCAACACCCTTACTCTTTTTTAAGTTTGAAAGAGAATACTGGTGTTTGCTAAAGACTCTACTACTCTACTTGAATAAATATCCTTTAGGGATGATGCCTCAGTTAGATGTAGATCCCTTACTCAAAGAAGAACTGGACAAGATCTAATGAACGAAGAAATGATGACAGCAGGAACAGGAGGTTTCAGTGGTAGTGCTGCTGCGACAGGTCCTAATGCGGGTTATGATCCAGTCTTAGGTTTTAAAAAGAAAGTTCAAAAAAGAAAAAAAGTACAAAAAGAATCCAGAGAAAATCCAACACAACCATCCAGACTTTTCCAATACAAAGTAAACGTTCCTGGGATCGGTGATACTATTATCTACGCTAATAGTCCTGCTGAACTCAAGCAAAAACTCAGACTGATGATCATGCCTCAGTATAGGTCTGACATCAGCATCGAAAGAATTCTTCCTGCTAACGCTGCGAAGTTTTTTATGGACAAGAGAATGAAGCATATGAGAAATGTTTCTGAGGAAACTGTGCAAGAAAATGCAGAGGCACAGATGAAACAGAAGCAAGCGATGATGAAGGTTGCTATAGAGAAAAAGAAAGTGATGATGAAGAAGCAAGAATTAGCAAAGCAACTTCAAATGAAGACCGCACAACTTAAAAAACAAGCAAGGGCAGGGGCAGATCAAGACGCAGCAAAGACCTAATGTCTGACCTCAACACCGCCATAATTGAAAGACTAGAGAAAGTAGTAGATACCCTTCAAGACAACAGTGTAAAGATGGGTCAGATTCTTGCTGTCCATAATGAGAAGTTAGATAAGCAAGACCAGATAGATCAAGTATTATTTGAGAAGATCGATAGGTTACATTCCGATCTTAATCGTGATACAGAAGCAATCAAAAGGGGGTGCGAGCGTGACATACGCAAAATCGACGAACGTCTTAGACTCATGGAAAAGAAGATGTGGTCTATATTTGGTGCTCTTAGTATTATATCTTTCCTCGTTAGTCCAATCGGACAAAACTTCCTCAACAACACAGGGTTGACAGAAACTCAAAACAGTAGTATCATAGAAAAGCAATAGAACTTTCCTAAGTGATAGATTATCACTATGCCAATCTTGTATCGGCACGTTTAGATAGATTTAAGAAGGTCAAAGACGGTACATACAACTTCCGTTGTCCTTATTGTGGTGACTCTCAAAAGCATCTCAACAAGGCACGAGGGTACTTCTTTACCAAAAACTCAGGACTTGTCTACAAATGCCACAACTGTGGTGTAGGCAGGTCCTTTGGTAATTTTTTAAAGGATCAAGCAAGCGATCTCTATGATGAATATGTCATGGAGAGGTACAAGAGTGGACTTACAGGAAAGGGTAGGAACGTTGCTTCCCCTAAGTTTGAAACTAAAAAACCTAAGTTCAAGAAAAAGGGAAACCTAGAGTCTGTTGCCGATCTAAATAATGAGCACCCCGCAAAAGGATACTTAAAAGGTCGTGGTATTCCAGAGAAATTTTTCTCTGAGTTGTACTATGCAGAGTCCTTTTGTACATGGGTAAACACTCAAAAACCTACGTTCACAGATGTCAATAAAGATCACCCCAGAGTTATTATACCTTTCATTGACACGCAGGGAGAATGGTTCGGGTTTCAAGGACGATCGTTAAATCCTAAGGATAAACTACGATACATAACGGTCATGCTTGATGACAACCGAACAAAAGTTTATGGTTTAGATCGAGTAGATTTTAATAAAACTGTTTACATTACAGAAGGACCGTTCGATAGTTTATTCATCGACAATGCTATTGCTATGGCAGGAGCAGATATCGATTGGACTCTATTGAAAGATAGAGAAGCAGTCTTCGTCTTTGATAATGAGCAGAGAAACCCAGAGATTATCAAACGCATGTCAAATGTGATTGATAGAGGATACGAAATTGTTATCTTCCCAGAACATATCAAGGAGAAAGATCTCAATGATATGTCAAGCAGTGGACAAGACGTTCAATCTCTGGTAGAATTTAATACTTACAGTGGACTAGAAGCACACGTTAAACTCAGTGAATGGAAAAAGGTATGACACCACCAACAGAAACTAAAGTCATCAAAAGAGATGGTACAAAAACACCTCTCGATCTAGATAAGATTCATAAGATGGTAGAACTCGCTTGTGACGGTCTTGCAGGTGTGTCTGAGTCGGCAGTTGAGATGAACTCCCAACTTCAACTCTTTGATGGCATTAAAACTTCTGACATTCAAGAGATTCTTATTCGTTCTGCGAATGATTTGATTTCTCTTGAAGCACCCAACTATCAATATGTGGCAGCAAGACTGCTGCTATTCAGTCTTAGGAAACAGGTATACGGTGAGCACCCAGACCGTCGTCCTAATCTATATGATCACGTTCAGAAATGTATTAAGCAAGGTGTGTATGATGCAGGTATCCTTGGCAAATACACAGAAGAAGAATTTAATATTCTAGATGGTTTCCTAGATCATGATCGTGATTATTTGTTCACATATGCAGGTATTCGTCAGGTCTCTGATAAATACCTCGTACAATGTCGCAGCACTGGAGAAGTATACGAGACTCCACAGTTCATGTATATGATGGTAGCAGCGACTCTCTTTCAAGACGACGATAAGTTTTACCGTCTTGAATATGTAAGAAAATACTATGACGCAATTTCAAAACACAAACTCAACATCCCAACGCCCATCATGGCAGGTGTTAGAACTCCTATCCGACAGTTTGCGAGTTGTGTTCTTGTTGATGTTGATGACACCCTCGATAGCATTTTTAGCAGTGACATGGCTATTGGCAAGTATGTTGCACAAAGGGCAGGAATCGGTATCAACGCAGGTCGCATCCGTGGCATCAACAGCAAAATCCGCAGCGGAGAAGTGCAGCACACAGGTGTTGTCCCTTTCCTCAAAAAGTTTGAGGCGACTGTCAGATGTTGCACTCAAAATGGCATCAGAGGTGGAAGCGCGACAGTCCACTTCCCCATTTGGCACCAAGAAATAGAAGACATTCTTGTTCTCAAGAACAACAAAGGTACAGAAGATAACCGAGTTCGTAAGTTAGATTATAGTATTCAATTATCTAAACTATTCTACGAGCGATTCATTCAGAATGGAGAGATCACTTTATTCAGTCCTCACGATGTGCCAGGATTGTATGATGCTTTTGGTACTGATGCATTTGATGACCTATACATTACATACGAGTCTGACTCATCAATTCCAAGAAAGACTATCGGAGCACAGAAACTCTTCATGGATCTATTGAAGGAGCGTGCTGAGACTGGTCGTATCTACCTGATGAATATTGATCACTGTAACTCTCACTCTTCCTTCAAAGACAAAGTAAACATGAGTAAC